GCATAATCTATGTTTCTGTCCAGCTCTGCGCCGTCTTTCGCCCTGTATGGGCTGCATATATAAACCTTTCTCATGCCTTGCCTGCCTCTCCTGTTTCTTCCTCAATTCTTTTGCTTTCAATTTCTGCCAGTTCCTCTGCCATGTGCATAACGTCGTCTGCACTCTTTTCTGTCAAAAATCCGCAATGCTGGCAGCAAGCGCCCCAGCCGTAAACCATGCTTAATAACTGCTCTAATTCCCGCTCTGTTTTCATTTCCTTTAAGCTGGAAATAAGGCTTACCAGTCCTGCTACTGCGTGCTGCCCCAGTTCTCCACCGCCGCCCTGTATCGGTATCTCGATACGGTGCGCCTTTACTTCTCCCTTGCTATTCATTTCTACTTTTACTCTCATTTCTTGCCTCTTCCTTTCTTCTAATCAGCCGTGCTGATACCTCGTAAGCTGTGTGCTGTTCTCTTTCTCCTGTGGCTGCGTCAAGCACCTTTTCATACTGGCGGCTCTGATACCGTCCCAGCAGTTCTACAGTGTCGCCCTGCTGCCACTGCTCCGCCTCGTCTGCCTGTTCCTGCCAGCAGATGCACGGTAAAAAGCAGCTGCCGCCTGTAAGCTCATTTCTTACCTTTACCGTAATATCAGTAATGCGCTTGCCTCTCGGTGTTTCTCTGTATGTTGGCTTATTCGCTATAACGCCTCTTACTGCTGTCTCGTCCTGCTCTACTGCCTTTTCCGATACCGCCACAAAATCTGCCAGAATATATACCAGCAGTCTACCGCTCTGGAAGTCCTTAAGCGTCTGCGCCTTACCTGTCAGTAAAAGCCTGCTGCCCTCTACAAATTCCTGCATAACGTCAAACTCTATGCCGTTGCAAGCCCTGTATGGTACGTCCTCTGTAAATACTACCGTTACCTCGTCCGGCACGCCGCTTGGTCTTACCGTTTCCAGCTTTGCCATATAACCACAAAACGGCAGCCCGCATAGCTGCTTAATTTCCTTAATCTGTGTAAGCGTTCCTACCAGTCCCGCTGCATTCCCCTTGATACCGCCACCTGTAAGCTCGTCCATGATTGCAGTATCTAAATCCCGTAAAAAATCTGGCTTTTTCTTTGTCATACTTCCTGCCCTTTCCTTTCTTATATGTAAATGGTGTAGTAAAGCGACATCTGCAAATCACTAAACTTATACTGTGCTGTCTGTTCTGGCTCTAATGGTTTCATAAGCCCCAGCTCTTCCCAGCGTCTGTGTGTTATCTCTGGCACTGCCCTAAACTTCTTTATCTCATGCCCGCTGTATTTTCGGTATTCCTCGCTTATCTCATGGTCTGCAAACGGTTTGAACGCTGCCAGATACCCTACGTAAACGTCTGCCCTGCCCTCGATAATGCGCAGGCGGTCTGAACTCTCCAGAGTGCCTATAAATTCCTTTACTATCACTGTCTGCCTCTCCTACTTCTCCGGCATTTCGTACAGCCTCGGTATTACTGCTGCAAGCGGCTGTACGTCCATGCCGCCCCTTATTACGGCTGCACCGCCAGCCGTAAACAGATAGCTTACGCACGCTTTCTGTATCTCGTCCAGCACCTCTAAGCAGCGCTCTTTTGTGGCATACTCTCCAATTTCCTCTAAACACCCGTCACTTATGCAAATTACGTGGCGCTTTTTGTCTGCCTCTGCGCCGCCTCTCTTTTTCTTTATATCCTCGTACTCTCCATACTCTACGCAGGCGTAATTACCGCCCAGTCTATACAGCTTTTCTTTATTCTGGCTGCGTATATATACCTCGCTCATTGCCTTTATCTCCTTGCCTCTAAGTTTTCCATTTCAGAAATGCAGTTTGACGGTATCAGCTCATAAGCTGCCGCCTCTATTTCTGTAAGCGCCTCTTTGTACTCAATGTATCCCCACGCCTGCCGTGCTATCTCTGGTACGTTCTGCCGTTCCTCAAAATTTTCTATATGTAAAATCTCGTTTCCCTGCGGCTTTGGAAATGTCCCCAGTGATAACGGGCGTAAAGGGCTGTAATATTTGTGGCTCATTCCCCCGCCCCGCTTTCTTCTTTATGTTCTTGGTAGCCCTCTAAGTAGCCTATTGCCTCTACGTCAATGTCCTTGCCGTCCTTACCGTCGTTATTTATCCGAATTTTGCCGTAGTAGGCATAAATACAGTAGCCGTCATAGTCATATACTCTTATGCTGCCCTCTGTGGCTGCCTCTGGTGTTTCAATAACCAGCGGCTCTGCCTGCTGCATCTGCGCTGCTACCTGTTCGTCGGTTATAGGCTCTGCGCCCCTGCTATCGTTCCAGATAACAAACATAAAAAGGATAATTGCCAGTGTTCCTACTGTCACAATGGCTACGCATTGCAGCAACTGTTTAATTACCTGTCTTTTCTGCTTTTTCATATTTTCAGCCTTTCTATTTCCTCGTCCCAGTCAAAAGACGTATAAGCTATACAGCGTTTGCATTGTTCTATAGGCTCGTCGTCTCTGTCACATGAAAAACCCAGACAAGCGCCGCCGTCCATTCCTGCTGCACCCCATTTTTTCTGCAATCTGCACTTTTCGATACGCTGCTTTATACGGCATTCCTTGCATATAACCTTTTTCCCTGCTGTGCAACCTTTAAGTCGTGCGTAATATTTAGCCCATTCTATACTTACCCCAGTTCTTGTGCTGCACCAGTCGTCTATGTATTCGCCGCATATATCGCAGTGTATCTCTGTGCTTACTGTTCTTTTTATTCCCATGCTTTCGCCTCGCTTTCTGCCGTTTCTCCCAGTAGTATTTTTCTAAACATACTCTCAAAAATCGGTACTGGTATGCTGTTGCCCGCTTGCTTATACAGTGGCATTGTGTAGCGCCCTACTCTTTTATGCACTGCTGCTGCCGCCTCATAGTCTGCATCTGTGTAGCCTTGCAAGCGCCAGCACTCCCGCTCTGTAAGGTATCTGTAGCGCCCGCCGCCCATATCTATTACCTGTGCTGGCGTTCTGTCCTGCCTTGCGGTAATTGTAAAAGCACAATCCTCTATTACTGTTGCCCGTCGTATTCCTTTCTTTCCGATTGCATCTAAAACGCTCGGCTGTGTTACGTCATACACTGGCGGCGCATCTGGTAGCAGAAAGTCGTTTATATCTTTCATGGGCGTTTTTATCAAATCATCAAAAGAAAATTGTTCTTTTCCCAGTACAGATACTGTAAAAACTCTTTCCCTTGCTTGCGGTAAACCAAACTCTCTTGCGTCCAGTATTTCAAAATTGCTACTATATCCCAGTCGTTCCATTTCTGATAAATACAAGTTGAAATTTACCCGCATATAGCGACTTAATACATTTTTGACATTCTCCCATATTACGTACTTTGGTTTCCATTCTCCCATCTGTTCTATAATATGAATTGTTTCCCACATAAGGCTTGAACGTGTCCCGCTACCTTTGTCTGCTCCCTTGCCTCTGTTTATCCGTCCTGCCTCTGCCGTCGCTTTTCCTTGGTGTCCTGCTATACTAAAGTCTTGGCAAGGGCTACCGTGTATTAAAATATCTGGTTTTAAATTCCAGCCTACAACGCTTTGCGTTTTATATGGCAACTCGTCCGCAAACATTGCGTTATAAGAACGTACTGCCTTTTCGTCTATCTCTACATAGTCAATGGCTTTTACTGGTATGCCGATATTGCGCAATGCGCAACGTGGGCTACCTATCCCGCCGAACAATTCTAAAATCTGTATCATGGTTCTTTTTCCTCTCTTTTGTCGCAAAATAATAATCATTTATAATCAGCATTTCTTTACTGATAAGGCACGTAAGCCCCAGCGGTACTGTAATAAATGCTATTGTTATGTCGCCCTCTGTCGCCCATACTGCCAGCACGGTAATTGCCAGCATTGCAAGCCCACAGGCTTTCTGTTTAATGAAATACCAGCGTCGGGCTTTCTTTGCCTGCTCCCGCTGCTGCCTCTGCTCTTTTTTCTTTCGCATATCTGCCATTGCATCTGCGTAGCCTTTCTGGTATGCGTCTTCTAATATCAATGCCTCTGCTGCCATTCTTTGCCTCTCTTCCTTTCGGCGGCGCTCTCTGTCTTTCCATGTGTGCCGCTCTCCTGTTCTGGCGTTTGGTTTTACCGTGCGGGCTGCTTTTCACATTAAAAAGCAACTGAAAACCTGTTGACCGTCCACATACTTTCTGGCTGGTATGACCGCCGCTATTTTTCCACGGTATACAGATTGCAGCTATTAGCCTGCTGCCCTCTGCCGCAGGCTCGCCATGCCTGCTACGCAATGTGCCGTGTGGGATTTGAACCCACGACTTGCCGCTTATGAGGCGGCTGCTCTAACCACTGAACTAACGGCACTCGTGGCGGCTGCTGCCGCCTACTCATTAAATAAAAAGCCTTTTTCTATTAAAAACCTTATCCAATCGCAGCCCGTTACGTCGTCCCGCTCAATGAATTTGTAAAAGCTCTCTGCGTCCTCTATTCCGTATTTCTTCAAAATGTTTCTTGCGTTCTTTGCTGCTGGCGTAGTAAAAACATTCTCTGCGTAAAATGTAGCCTCTATAGTCCCGTAGCTGTTCTTTCCTGCTGGTGTTCTCATTTCCACTACGACTACATTCTTTTTGCTTTTTCTTCCTACGCCCTTTCTTATTACTACTGCCTCACTGAATAACCAGCCATTCCAGCCTCTACGCATAGGTGCAAACTGTGTGCGTGGCACTTCTACTAAGTCGCCTGCCTGCAATTTATTAAAATCTACTTTTTTCATGTGTCTTACCTCTCTTTTGTTATTCTTGTTTATAACGCCTGCTGCCCTGCTGCCGCCGTGTAGGTTTTCAGTGTGGCGTTGCAGCGTTTGAACTCCCTATAAATTGTGTCCCTATGCGTTCCCAGTGCCTCTGCAATATCACTTACACTGCTGCCCTGCTTACTCATAGCCTCTATGGTCTGCCTGTCCTCGTAATGCAGACGCTTGTACTTTCGTTTCGCCATGTTCTATGCTCCTTTCCGTCCTCATTTGCTTTTATGGTAAAAAAATAAGCGTGTCAGAGTTTTTACGCTCTGCACGCTCTTCTTTTCTGCTGTTTCCTATAAAAAAAGAAAATCGGCAGAGGCTTTATAACCTCTTGTCGATTTTCATTCTAAAACTTATCCTTGATAGAAAATTTTAATCTTTACTCTGATGAGGATGGCGTGAAACACATCCGTATCAAAGCCAGACCTAATAAATGG